GTGTGTTACGCACATGAATCAAAAGTTAAGATTCATGTCCCTGACAGCTACACGAGCGGCCTCTAGAGAGAGGACCCGCATCCGTAGTATGTCCAACAGCGTGACAATGCAATTGTTATAACGCGATATTCCACGCATTATAACAGCATTGGTGTCAGTTATTGGATTGTCAACACTGAGATGTGCAAACAAGTCTTCCACGTTATCACTAGGTGCAGGGCACGTTAGTGTTAACGGAACTGTCGTAGTTTGTACAACAAGCTCGTCACGTAGAAAGAAGGGACTGAAAACATATTTGTGTATAGGCTCTTTAAGCTTATGACCATTTTTGTCATAAACAAAAGTCCTCAAATTGTCTCCAGCACCACAGACACTGTTAAGGGAAGTTAGACGCAATAAATTGCGCAGTTTTACTCCTTTGGTGTGCTCTGAATAGGTTTCTCCTTTACCAGCTGATCGGGTAACATTAATTGTAATGTACCATCCACTGTATGGGATACCTTTCCTGAGACCTCCATCGGGGTATTTGTGCCACTTGTCACCGACCAAGAATTTACGCTTGTAGGTGAGACGGTATAACCGTGTGTCACTAGTCCCAATTGCCGTGTCTCCGAAATGGATAGGGGCAAAGAGGCGTTTTGGCGCTGGTATATGTGATATACACCAAAGCCAAAGACGGCGGAAATTGTTAGTACGCCAATAACCCAGGTTATTATCGTACCCAACCCGCCTAATACCGTTAATGACTGAATACCATTCACTGACGGTTGTCGGGATGTTCTTGACATATAAAGGTCTCACATCTGACCCTAGTACGTAGTCACCGCCACAGCTTTCGCGTGCGGATCCGTCTCTAAAGGTCTTGTTGGGGTTCATCTTCAATGTTAAAACATCAAAGAGCCTATGCAGCTGTGTGTATATAGCTGCGGGAGCGATTAAATCGTCTCCATATGAGTACACTTCCGGTTTAACCCTTAGCTCTTTACACGTGCAATAAGCAAGTGTCCAGAACAAAATGGTTTGTAACGGAAAGATGTACCCATTGCCTGCTGGAGCCATCATATAAGTATGACGGTTTGTACCATCAGGCATGCGTATAGTGCCAGGAGTAATATCCTGCATATACTCAAAGACGTCCTTAGGCATTAGCCAGGCAATTAACACCCTTAAAATGCGGTCAGACGCTTCTGATTGGTCGGCAGTCATTAAATAACTGTCAACTAGCGATGCCATACGTGCAAGTTGTTTATGCTTAACTTGTGCGGTTGAAATGTCGATACCAATGCGTGTTTTCGCACGGTATGTCATCCAATCGCCAAGACCGGCTTGACATGCAAGAGGTGATGAAGGATTGTTACCGATAATTCGGAGACCATCCCATACCTTTGGTACCATCAATATTTGCGTATAGAAATCATCAGTTCCTACAGTTTGTGGGAATGCTTGATCTGTAAACGAAAATCGATAGGTGCCCTCTTGGCGGCGCTTTTCAAAGACCTTTTGCAAGTGCATAGAGCCTTCTGAAGCTTTAAAACGCTCAAAAGGGGATGTGCCACGTATCTTGTTAAGAGACAGCGTGGAGCCAGATGTGAACCTAGGTTTCAACTCAAATTCATTAAAATCTGAGAAGATCTCATGGAACATCTTTCTTACTTGAAGTAAGATCCTGCCAATAGAGGTACTGTCATCAATGATTTCAAGAAGAGCTTCCACTTTAACGTGGTGAGATTCTTGCTCAATGAGGAAAACCTCGAATTTAGCAAGAGTGTTAGCCTCCGGGTCAACCCCAGGGACAACAACATTGGCAACCTTTTTAAAGAGGTTTCTAACGAAGTATTCTTCAAAAGGCATATCACCTACAGAAAAATCTGTAAGGGAATAGCCATCTAGAAGAACACGCCAATTATTCGTACGTTTAACTTCCTGTACGAACGGTAGATGCGAGAAAGCATCTGTTACACACTTGGTGAAGTTGTGTTTAAGCAGATCTTCACCTGCAATGATTTTAGTCATTGATTTAACTCCATGAGAGATTAAAGGACCTTAAGGAATAACCTTAAGGAAGTACAACTGTAGCAGTCCAATCAGTAGTTGCAAGCGATTTCTGGCCTGCAATGATCGAGCTGCGGTTAGCAGTTAAGTACGCTAACAGTGCATCGAAAGCTTGTGCGCGTTCTTCATCATTTACAACATGTTGCAATGCTGAGAACTTGAACGTTGCTTTGAACGCATCTGTTGACACAGAGAGTCCATCAACTAGTCGAACTAACGGCACAATAGAGTCGATAGTTTGATTGATGTTACTTCCATTTGCATTCGCACGAGAGGTATGAACAACGGTAGGACGATACGCCATAGGAACGGAAACGTTCTTATCACGCCAAATGTCAGTACCTAGTTGGTCATTGTCTTTTTGTACGATGCCATAAGTAGCAGTCTTGTTAGCCATAACGAGGCTCCTTATTTTGCTTTACCTTTCATGGTTAAAGCTAGTGCTGAGAACAGATTAGCGAATTGGCTTCCTCCTAATGAAGGAAAGCTAACCTGCAGACGGTAGTTGGGCACAGAGGTGCCAACCGTGCGCTTCATATAATCAATGTTGCCATTGAAGAGCGCAGTAGGCGGATTATTTCCATAATACTGCCCATTAAGCCAATATCCAGGCGTGTTTTCACGCCCAACATAAGTGGTTTTCGCATACACCGTAGTGTATGAACTTCCAATGTTCACACCAGGGAATCGATTTTCAAAATTTGAAACGACCTCATTGATGTTAACAAAGTAGTTCACCGCCCAACCCCAGGGAACAACATTCAAGAATGAACTGAATGGTGTTGTAAGTCCCATGATATTGAGCAACTGTGCGTTAGGATTAAGGCTTTTAACCTCAACCCCATGTTTGACTATGTAATCAGTCGTGTAGTACATCTCCAAATTACCGGATTTGTCCGACCACGAATGTTTATCACCTGATGATCCTTCCACCCAAAAGGATGGCATGTCACCAAGTAACAAATTCATACATGAGTCCACAGTGCCAACAAGTGGTTTGATGGCAAAGTTTGCTAGAAGCCACGCCTCGGGCAGTGTCTCAGGTCTCTTAACAAGTCGTTTTGAACCTTTGAATAAACTACGCCAATAGGATGGTTTGTTCCAGCTGGTAACGAACTTGAGAAGTCCTTTACCGGCCTGACCCAAAAGGGTATAAGCCTCCTTGCGCTCGTACCACGCCTCAAACATATTCTCCACATATGATAATTCTTCAGCGACCTTATTTAAGGCCTTGTTGAACACAATATTGTGGTGATTACGATAAGGCGAGTACGCGTACTCAAGATAGTTCGTAACCGTGGCATTGATACTCTGGTACATTGAAGTTTGGAAAGTTCCAAGCTCGTACGTGTTCTCGTAGCCTTTGGGTATGAACTGGCGTTTACCGTTCTTCTCCGTGTGAGACCAAAGCTTGTAATACAAAGGCTTTGTATATGGCTTTGTGCCCTCGGATCGGTTGGCAACATAGTAGAAGGGACCTTGGTTGGTACCTTTACTGACGGTGGCTTTAAAGGCCATCTTTTATCTCCTTACAATGTAAGAGACGATGTGACTACGTCACTGGTAAGAACTACAAGTAGTTCTA